CTGCACCGCTCACCGAAGCTGCACCGCTCACCGAAGCTGCACCGCTCACCGAAGCTGCACCGCTCACCGAAGCTGCACCCCGCACCAAAGCTGCACCACTCACCGAAGCTGCACCGCTCACCGAAGCTGCACCGCGCACCGAAGCTGCACCCCTCACCGAAGCTGCACCGCGCACCGAAGCTTTTAATTTCTGTATAATCTCCGGTAGGGCAAATTTTATATCCGCATTCGTCAACTTCGAATGCGTCAAATTCTTCCTGTGTGTACTTTTTCATCCGTTGTTCCTCCCCGTCATGCTGATTTGATCTGCTGGCCTGCAACGATGCCCTCTGCGTAGCTCAGCAGTGCGATTTTACGTGTGCAGTCAAGCTGTTTTACCAGTTCCGCTAATCTTTCAAGCGTTGCTTTTTCCGTTAAGGTCATAAACTCACATCCTTTCATTTTTGCTAAAATCGGCTCCAAGGACCACCCAACCGCGCATCACAAAGTCGTATAATTCCTGATAGGAATATCCTTTCGGGAGCACAAAATCCCTTCCTGTGAAGATGCAGTACTTTGGATTGTAGTTAACCGTCCCGCATGCTTTGTTCAGACAGTGCACAGCTGTCGTGAAAGCTCTCAGCTTTTTGATAAATGTTTTCCGTTTCATCTCTCTCACCTCTTTTCTTTACTGTGTCTATATTATATATTTACTTAGTAAATATGTCAAGGCTTTTTCAAGAAAAATATTGACTGTGTAAATGTTTTTTATTATAATAAAGCTAAAGGAGGCGAGAAATTGGACGAGCGAATTAAACAGATAAGAAAATCCCTCGGGTTGAAGCAATCGGAGTTTGCCGACAAGATTGGTATTAAGCCTAACACCGTGACAAGCTACGAAACGGGGCTCAGAGTGCCGTCTGACACTGTTATCCTCTCGATCTGCCGCGAGTTCGGCGTGAACGAGCAGTGGCTCAGAACCGGCGAAGGTGAAATGTTTGTTGAGATGAGCCGCGATGAGGAGATCGCATCGTTTATGGGCGAGCTGCTCTCCGAAGAATCCGACGATTTCAAACATCGACTCATTGGCGCACTGTCCCGCCTGGACGAAAACGGCTGGAAAGTGCTTGAGCAGTTTGCAAACGACCTTCTCGAAGGGCAGAAAAAAAGCTGACCAATCGGTCAGCTTTTCTTTTACTCTTTTTTCGGTGGTTTGTGCAGTAGTTTTAATACAAAAGCGAGAATGATCCGTTGTTCTCTCTTGTTCGCGGCCCTTATCAATTCCATGATGTATTCCATACATACCACCTCTTTCGCTATACTGTACCACCATTATAGAACACTTGTTCGATTTTTTCATTCTGATTCTTGCTTTTTTGCGAAAATTTGTTTGCTTTGCGAAAATATTTGTGGTAATATGAGGATGAAATAAGAAAGGAGTGGAAATATGGGGTTTCGATTTCGAAAGTCGTTTAAGCTTGCGCCGGGTGTTCGCCTCAACCTGTCAAAGAAAAGTATGGGGTTAAGTTTTGGCGGTAAAGGGGCTCGCTTTTCCGTAAATTCATCAGGTAGGAAAACCGCCTCTGTGGGGGTGCCTGGTACAGGAGTGTCGTATTCTAAAACGTTTGGAGGGCCTTCCTCGAAGCACAGGAGAGTTCAGACCGATCCGGATATGTCTTATACGCAGGACTCTCCCGATCTGACGCCTCCGCCGCCGAAACAACCCGCAAATAAGAAAAAAATCATTATGATTTGCGCAATCGTTGCTGCGGTTCTTGTAGGCTTTTATATTATCGGTGTCGCGTCCGGTTGGACGGTCGATTCACGTAATAAAGAACCTCAATTCTCTTTAACTGCAGAAGAACTGGTGAAGGAATTTGAGGCGGACAGGGACGCAACGAATCAGAAATACGAAAATGCCGTTGTGGAAATAAAAGGTGTCGTCCAGTCTGTGCGCAGTGGAAAAGTTATATTAGAATCAGGGCATCCAACAATCAGTGTACAATGCGAGATGCTCGAAGGAACTGCCTCAGAGGGCGAAACAGTTTCCATTAAGGGCTTTTATCAGGAAAGACTTTCAGGCATCCTCTTAGAAGGCTGTGCAATCACTGAAAACCATGGCATCTTAGAAGAATCTTCTGCGCCAGAGTCTTCTGAGGTTATAGAGGAATCATCTAAAGAAGAAAGCGTGGAATCTACCGAAACAGAATCAAGCACCGTAACGGAGTCGAGCAAGGCGCCGGTTGTAACGGAGCCAGAATCTAGTAAAGCACCACAGCCGACGACGGAATCCAGCAAAACTCCTCCCGCAGAGTCGAGCGATCCGAATGAGGACGTTAAAGTGTATCGGACAAAAACCGGAAAACGGTATCATTTTGATAACAATTGTGGGAATGGAACCTATTACGAGTGTACACTCGCCGAAGCATTACGGCGCGGGCTGACACCTTGCGAAAATTGTACACAATAAAAAACAAGCCCCGCATATAGCGGGGTTTTCTGTTAGGAGGGAAAAGTATGCCGAAGAAAACGAATGCAAGAGACGATCGAGGCCGGATACGTGTACGCGTCTATCTAGGAAAAGACGCCGAAGGAAAACCGCGGTATAAATACTGCTATGGCAAAACACAAAAAGAGGCCGACGCCAAAGCGGCTGAGATCCGCGCCGAACTGGCAAAAGGACGGATTCCAGGAAAAACAGCCACTTTCGGTGAATGGGCGGAAGTTTGGGTGAATTTAAAAGAATCGACCGTCGGTAAAAGTACCATGGTGATGTATCGGTCTATGCTTAAGCATCTGTCCCCCATTTACTCCCGCCCCATCGGTATGATACAGCCCGCCGAAATTGAGCAAGTACTCATAGATGCCTCGAAAGAGGGATTATCAAAAAGCACATTGAAAAAGATACGGATCACTGCCGATCAAGTATTTACGTATGCAATTAAAAATAGAGCCTGTGACTTTAACCCTGCACAGTACGCTTCCCCGCCGTCCGCTGCCGAAAACAAACGCCGGGCACTGACAGCCCACGAGGTTGATATGGTGGTAAATACGCCGCATCGAGCACAACCGGCAGCCATGCTAATGCTCTATACAGGCCTGCGGCGCGGCGAGGTTCTTGCGCTGCGTTGGGAGGATATTGACCTCAAAAACAGATCGCTCATTGTAAATAAGACCGTCATTTTCGTGGATGGCGGCAGGCCTGAAATCAAAGACACAACAAAAACACCTGCAGGAATGCGCACTGTGCCGATTCCGGACATTCTGGCAGATTACTTGTCCACTCTACCGAATCGTTCCGGCCTGTTCTGCCCTTCTGCTCAGGGGAAGCTTATGAGCGAAACTGCGTGGCGTCGGCTGTGGCAGTCCTATCTGGTAGAAATCAATGTGCACTACGGAGCTGCCGCAGGACAAAACAAACATAATCCGCAAGGGGTGCCGTTATCTATATTCTTTACCGCGCACTATCTGCGCCATACTTATGCCACTACGCTGCATACCGCCGGTGTAGACGTTTTGACCGCTCAGTATCTGCTTGGGCATTCTGACGTAAAAACTACCCTATCAATATACACGCATTTAGAGGAATCTAAAAAGGCGCTCGATATTGCAAAATTGAATGCTTATTTAGCCGCCCAAAACAGTGTTTAATTGGAGCCACATAGGGGGACACATTTTCCGCGAAACGGCATGAAAAAAGGTACTTTTTACGAAAAACAAGCCCCTGAAAAGTGATTTAAAAGCAAAAGAAAAAAGCCCGCAAACGCCGGAATCACCGATGTTTGCGGGCTTTTTGATTTGGTCGGAGTAACGTGACTTGAACACGCGGCCTCTTGACCCCCAGGAATCAATAAATTACTGTTAAACGGCTTATATACTGATTTTATCGATGCTTTGGGGGCATATATGGGGACATATTTATTTGCTTATACGCACAGTTTACAGTAATTTGTGCATAACTTTATTATGCTTCGAATCCGAATTCTTTCAATTTAGAAAGCGTGATCGGGCCGGTATTGCCGTCGCTTTCAATACCAGTCCGACGCTGGAACTCTCTGACTGCTTTCTGGATATACGGGCCGTACAAGCTGCCAAGAGCACGCTCATCGGTATACGCCGGAAAAGCCCGGCGCATGAACGCAGCGATCTTTGCCACGTTTTCGTGCTTGTCCCCCATGCCGAACCAACCTTTTGCCGGGAAAAAGCTGGACGGTTTGGGCACCGGTGCCGGATTGCTTGTTTCTCCCGAAAATCCATTGAGCCCGACACCTTTGATGATCGGCGGAAAATCACGATAGCACTCGTTCACGTCGACGTTGCCCGCAATGCCTTTTACGGTGCCCTTGCTGGTATATTGGAACATATCACGTTTTAACGTTTTATCTGCGTTTGCTCCGCGATAGTCTGCAAGCCAGATCGTATATTTTCCGGCCAGACGCGCATGATCGAGCTTATTCACAAAATAGTTTGTGTTCGCATAGACGCCGACGAAATATCCGGCATCCTCAAGCGTTTCACAGAATGTTTCGACGATGGCGGTCAGCATCTCTTTGGAGAGCTTGCCCATCCGCTGTTCATTTTCTACGTCGTAATATACCGGGAATTCAAACTGTTTGCCTTTCAGCAGGGCTTTAACGTATTCGGCTTCTTTCCTTGCCACTTCGACCGTGTCGGCCGCGCTGTAGTAATACGCGCCGATCGGCATGCCCACAGCACGGAATCCGTTATAGTGTGCCAAAAACAGCGGGTCGGTACTCACAACCTGTTTTCCCCAGTATGTGATACCACAACGCAGGATCACGCCGTCAACACCTGCATCTTTGACTGCCTGATAGTCGACGGTTGTCTGATATTTTGAAATATCAATAATTTTCATCATGATTTATTCTCCTTTCTGTTTCGGCGCGTTATATGTAAGGGCCTGTTTGCTGTCACCGATGCCGGCAGTGGTCGGATCTGTTACAGCGTTGTATGCACACACGATCGCCATGCCGATGACATACGGATTCGCCAGCGCACGCAGCAATGTTTCCCACAAGATGCTCCATGTGGTGATGTCCGCACCGGTCATGCCGAAGTATCCGAGCACCGGCATAATGACTGCAAGTGCGATCTGCACCCACCACTGCGGGTTTTTGATTCTGACTTTCCAGTTGATTTTCATGTGACGACCTCCCATTTTTTTAATTCAGAATAAATTTTATCTACAAAGGAATTTCCTTTGAGTGCCTTGTAAGCATCGTACAGCAGTACGAAATTTTCATACTCGTATTGCCGTATCGTTTTGCTCTCGCGGTTATGGTAGTAAATGCGCAGCATCTCACTTCGAAGCTGGCACTTCACCCCGTTTGACGTTTTGCAGACGAAAACAATGATCGGCACCAGTGCACTGACGAGGACGCCGATTTCACTGCAAACTGCAACGATTGTCCCTAGATTCAAATAAAACACCTCTCCAGAATCACTTTCTATAGTGACTACCGTGTCCCGGGTCAATACAAATGATTTCGCTCATGTAAAAGCCTCCTAGTTTTATTTTTCTATGGGCGTAACCGTTGGAACGGTCCCCCAGATTGACATAACAGCTGCAACGATTGCATCTGGTTCGTGCTGCTGTAAATCAACGCGCCCCACGTTGCTGTTCGCGTAGGATATGCTATGTTTTTGTCCCACGGGATACTCGATCCCATCGGATTGGATATATTTTTGGCGCTGGATTGTTACTCCAAAAGAATCAAGTGAATGGATTGTAATTCTTTCAAGCATATAGATCTCTCCTTATACCTCTTAGTCGTCTGTCATATAACATCCAGAGTACCCGACATAAAAGGTGCCGGTTTTGTAAGGCAATGCGGTGGATGCGTTTTGGTTTTGTATCCATATTACAGGCTCGCGTGCTGGAATAACCCCACAAGTTGGGTCTTTGAAATTATCACCTACAGTTTCACGTAGTGACAGTCCGAAACCATCCGACTTTGCATTTGGAGGAAAAGGTAGTCCTGAAACAGCTGCATGTCCGGTTCCTGCCTTTGAAATATTAACTTTCATATGGAAGGCTACAAAAACGAGTTTTCCGATTTTATAATACTGCGCGTACGCATATGTGGTTGTATACGTCGGTGCAGTGCCATCTCTGTTAATTAGCCGCGGTGTCCAAGTTCCCTCTTCAACCAGCGGCACCGCACCGTCAAGCTTCATAAAAGCATCATTAAAATCGGTGTACCGGACCGGATCCGTTCCGACAAATTGGGGTAAATCCAGATTTGGTGTTTTTGTCAATTCGTTCCCCTCTTTATTCAATATTAGTCTGTATTGCGATAATGAGCGTGTAGTTCCCCTCAGTATTTGTTGGAGGCTCGATGTTGACTCCTGCCAAGAAGGTAGGCTCTCCGTCGGGGTTACCGTCGTCAGTATAATACAGCTTTCCGATTGCATCTGGGAAGTCTCCGGACATTACGGTGTAGATGGCCGTGCCTCCGTTTGCAGTTTTAGAAACTTCGGTTGGCTGTACGGGCTCTCTGACACCTGACTGTACAGCGGATTGCAAAATCAGTGTGTCGAAAAGAGAAAAAGGTTTTGCTCCGCTGTCATCAGATATAAACTTGAGCAGTTCTGTTTTTCCGTATTCGGTTAAGTATTTGCCCACGTAAGATCCTCCTTTCTGGCTGATACCACCTTCGTAGCAAAGATCATACCAGGTAGGCCAGGTCGATTCCAAGGTATCCCAGGTTTGTCCTGTGAGTGCGTCCCATTTTCGAGGTGCACCTCCGCGAAAAGTGGTAATCTCGCTCAGTATCGATATTGTTTCGGATAAATAAACACCCTCCGATGGCGACTGTTCCCCCTCCAGCGTGAATTTAGCGGCTACCGGCCGATTCCACAAATCGTGGTATGGGTCTCGATAGTCAACGTTTGAGGCTTCGATGTCATACCGCCAGAGCGCTGTAGTGTCCCCCTCTTTATCGAGTACTGTCGATGCAGATACTTTCGTCACGTTATAAGAGCCGTACAGACCGTAGTACGGCAGATCTACCGCGACGGGTTGTCCTACATCGGCGGGCGAGAATTGGGAAAACTGAATTACAGAGGCCCTTTTCCCGTTTTGTGCAAGAAATGTTTGTGCAGCACTGAACGCAGTGGAAAAGTCGGTGATTGTATCGTCGATAATAGCGTACTCTATCACACCGGTACCACCGCGCTGTGCCTTTATTTCCTCTGCCAACTTTGGTTCGTATACGCGGGCATACACATCAAGCGCAAAAGCGATGGTCTCGCAGCTCATACGCACGTTAGAGGAGCTGGGCTGAATAACAGCAAATTCGTATCCGTCTTTGGTTTCTATAGTAGCTCCACCGGATGTCATTAGTGCTTGATAAGCGGGATCCGCGTCATGCAGTCCTTTGTATCCGACCTTAATTACAGCGGGTTGATTGGGTTTTAGACCCGTTGAGGATGATTGTCTGATCTGTGTACACGACCAGAGGGGCGTTGTGCTCACGAGCTTTTTACATACTGTTTGGCCGTTGATTTGTTCCGTTTCTTGGTACACTCGGTTTGCAAAGCGGTTCTGTACATTCACCCCGTACACAGGCAGCGATGGTATTACACGCCCTCTGCCTACACCACCGATACACCTGCAGGCAGAATAAAACGTTAACGCATCTTTTGAGGCTTGTACATCAAAGGCCTGCGATTCGGCGTTAAGCCTTATTTCCTGTCCCTGAGTACTGGTTTGATAGCGCATGTTGAATTTGCGCTCCGGTGTGATCTCCCACCAGGCACCGGCGACAGCGCACAGCTCGTCAAGCATGTCAGACACATATCGGCCCCACAAGGAGGCAGGCTCGGCTAAGGTAAAATAACTGAAATCATCTACCGCTCCGAGTGTTATGCCCTCCGGTTCAATTCGCGTCGGAAATACGCCGGGAAAGTATGCCGTTGTTTCGGTAGCACCGCGCCCGAATAGGATTTCGTTAATATTGGATCCGGCTGGCGCGGTCATATCCACAAAAATCGTAGACACCAGGTCCTTGTTTCCTGCAATGGACAGCGTATATATCTTCCACCCGGGCATTGTGATGACCGGCAGCTGATCTTTTTTTAAGATGGTTCCAGAAAATATGTTTTTTCCGCCGTCAAAAAATTCGATGTAATCGCACTCCCGGATATTATCCGCGTCAGAAGGTATCTCGATGGTGATCGTTGATGAAGTAGCGCGCTGAGATGTTCTTTCCAAGCTACCGCCTGTTTGTATTTTGATATCAGAGCGCGGGATCTGATTGATAATGACTGATATCATCGGTATCGCCTCACTTTGACGTCTGTGTACTGGTGCTGTGTGGCGCTCTGGCTGATCAGCCGGCCGTCCAGATAGATGGGCGGTGATTCTACGTAGATGGATTGTCCCGCCGGAGCACCCCGACCGTTTGCAATATCAAACAGTACTTTTTGCTGTGCTCGGGTAAGTACCATCTCCCCGCTTTGTAGCAGAGCAGGCACTTCGCCGGTTTCAAAATCCACAATACCGCCGCCATGGAATCGCGGGAGCTTAATGTCCGGGATGAGCGGAATTGCTGGAATGCCGATCGCGCCGGTCAGCTTGTTAATTCCGCCGATCAGCTGGTTAATGAGCCAAATCGCTCCGTTGATGATAGATTCAATAATCGAGGGGATGAGATTGAAAATACCTTTAAAAATATTTACGATACCGTTCCAGGCTTGTTCCCAGTTTCCTGTAAAGATACCGGTAATAAAATCAATCAAACCACCTAAAACCGTTGTTACTGCGTCGATGATAGGTTCGATAAGCTTAAAAGCTGCGCCCAATACACTGCCTATCACATCTGCTAAAGCTGTCAAAATCGGAGATAATGCTTTAAACAGATCGATGAGAGGTCCGAGCACCGCCATCAAAGATGGCATAATCGCCTCGATGAAATCAAGGATTGGATCCATCAGTGCAAAAAGCACATCCAGCAGTGGAGGAAGGATCTCTGTTAAAATCTCCAGCAGCGGAGGAAGTAGCTGGTTAAGGATCTCGATCATTCGCGGCAGGAAATCGTCGAGGAGCACTGCGAGCGGTTCCGCAAGGGCTGTAAACAGCTCCATCAGCGGTGGCATGATGTTGTCGATCAGCTCCAGTAGTGGTGGGAGCAGGGACTCAAAAATACCAGACAGACTTTCGAGCATGGGTGTGAGCGCCGGCAGCAGTCCTTCTACCAACTCGGAAATAGCTGGAATCAGTGCTTCTCCTACAGGAATGAGCAGCAGCTCGACTTGCCTTCCAACAGCTGCCATCATATCGCCGAGGTTGTCATACTTGACTTTCGCCATTTTCCCGAGTTCTTCACCCGTTGCATAAGCTCCCTCTTCGATACTTGCCAGCTGCGTTACAACCTCAGGGCCTAAATCCTCCCACATCGTGCCAAAAAGAGCAACGCCGGCTGTGTTTTGCGCGACTGGATCTTTCATGCTGGCAAGGCCGGAAATTACTTGGTTAAACGCTTCTTTTGCACTGTCTCCGCCTGCAGCGAATTTTGACGCCATTTCATCGGCATTTAGTCCAAGCAGTGCAAAGCCTTCTGCGGTAGAGTCCGAACCGTCAATCACACGGATCGACATCTCTTTTACTGCGTCGCCGACCTTGTCCAGATTAAAGGCGCCTGTTTCTGCGCCTTTCTCCATAATTTTAAACATATCATCGGCGTCGAGACCGACTTTGGCAAACTGTACGGAATACTCAGAGATGGTGTCCAGCAGCTCGCCGGAGAAATCAAGTCCGTTTTGTGCGCCTTTTGCGATCAGCGCCATAGCTTTTTCGCCGTCGATGCCGAAGTTTTTTGTCAGTGCTGTTGCAGCCCGTACCGACTCATTTACATCATAGTCGAAAGTATCTCGCAGAAGAAAAGCGCTTTCCGTGATGGTCTGTAAAGAGGCGTCATCAAGATCGCCCATAGACTTTTTGACTGTCGCCATGGCATCGGCAATGTCCTCAAAGGATTCGCCATAGTTATTGGCGTAGATTCTTTTGAGTGTATCTTCATAGCCCTGCAGGTCGGCATCGGCTGTGCCTGTAGAAGCAGCAAACTTCCCCATTGCTTTATCGAGATCAGCAGCACCCATCAGCGCCTTTGTGCCTACGGCTACCGCCGCAGATCCAATGGCCGCAAAAGCGGTACCGGCAATCTTTCCGACGCTTTTTGCCGCTTCCCCCATCTTGCTCCACGCCGATGAAGTCTTTTTACTTGTTTTCTCAGAGGTGCTGCCAAATTCGTCTGTTGCTTTTTCGGCTTTTTTGGCGCCAGATTTTACTGTTTTATTCGCTTGTGCAATATCTTTATTGAGTTTAGAGTCGTCGGCTCGCACCTCATACTCTACTCTTCCATCTGCGATATCCTATCCCCCCTTATTCTGTGCACGCTGTTCAAGCATTCTTGCAAGCGACCACAGTCCCTGTGCATAATTACGCAATCTCTCTTCTTCGCTCACTTTGAGCCGTACCTGCGCCTTTGCTCGCATCAGTGCTTGACGTTCTTCAAAATTGTATTTTGTTGGTTTAGGCAGTGGTCTGGTACGGATATCAATGATCTGCATTATGCGGGTGTGATCAGGAAGACCACAAAAAAGCGCCACGAACTGGCGCCAGTGCAGTTTCCCTTTTTGCTTGTGCAGATCAATGCCGTAGACCTGCCAAAACGCCGCATAAATGAGAGGCGCGTCCTGGACAAAATCAAAGGCTTTTGTTTCCGCTTTGCCGCGGTTTTCTTCCTTCACGATCTGATCAAAGTAAGCCTCAAACAGCTGAAGTTTCTGTCGGGGTGTATGGCACTTTTTGATGCACTTATACAACAGATCCACACAGACCGATGCTTTTTGGTAATCATCCAAAAAAGTATCCTGCAGCACCTCATAGGCGGCGAGCACACGGTCAAAGCTTGCATTTACCCAATATGCTCTGCCGTCTACGAAAACGGTGTCTGTAGGCGTATCAAATACAGAGAATTTCATCGATACTGCTTTTTCAGATCTTTAATGCGTGCAGCTGTACGGCGGTTGAGCTCTTCAAACACCGTATTGCGCAGATACGGAAACAGATCGATGAGCATGTTTGCATAGTCGCCCTCGTAAAAGGAAATGATTTTTTGCGTATTCTCAGCACCGAAAATCAGTTCAAACAAGTCAACGATTGCATGTCCGAGGTTTTCAAATTCCTGCTCTGTTTTCGATCTGCGCTGCAGGTCGATAATTTTGACTTGCAGCTTACGCGCTTCACGAGCGAAATCGGGCGTGATGGATACCCGATAATCGATCCGCAACACTTCGCCGCTATTACAGAACTCGATGGTGTCCTCAAATGGTTTGGTTCTTTGGATTTGATGCATCATTTGTCCCTCATTCCCCTGTTGTTACTTGAGGAGCCCCGTCGAAGCGCAGTTCGAACGAAATCGCGCTGTCATCAGTTGTAGCCCCTGAAAACTCCTGGATATTGCAAATTGTTACAGGGCATTCGATTTTAGTTGAAGCGGATGCCCCCGTTTTATAGGAGATTCGCAATTTCGATTGCCTGTCCTTATCTAATTTATATTTAAGTCCGAAGATATAATCCTGTGCTTTATCGCCGATAATGCGCCGACCGGTAAAGGTGTATGCGGGGGCCATGCCTGTGACGTGGTTGTGCGCAAATCCTTTATCGCAGAGGAAAAAGTACTGCTGTACGACTTCATTGAGTGCTTCGGCGATGTTGTCAATGCCCGCGCACAGAGGCGACATGGTCGAAGGCTCCCCGGTTTGAATCTCGCATTCAATGCCGTACATCGTCAAAAGAGTTCCGTCCAAAATATCACGGTCCTTTCAGATAAAATTTTACGCGCAGGCTAGATCCATACAGCCACTGCGCGTTTTCTTCACGCCCGATTAAAGCGGGCACCGATATGGTTTCAATGTTTGTGATTTGATAATTGCTGCTTGCCGGATAGGTTTTCCGTATCGACAAGCTGGTGTGCACGGTGTTCAGCGCCGAGGCCACGTCGTGCTGATCGACACTCTTGCCGTTGAGTGTGAGTGCAAGAGACACAGCCGCCTTTTTGTCAAAAAAGGAGCTGTATGCTGTTGATGCCCACTCGAGCGACACACCCTCATCAGGAGGCAAAGGCCCGATTACCGGCGCCGCGAAAGACTGGGCGTCCGCGACCAACTGCAGTACAGCTTCCAATACATCGTTGTAGATATCCGCCATTATTTCACTTCACCCAGTCCTTTCTCGAACGCATTTTGCGCCACAGCATCCAGTTCTTTTTTATACGTATCTACGCCCTTTTGCGCCCACATTAAAGAGGCATCCGGGTTCTTATCTTTAGAGGGCGTGCCGGTGTAGTACGCACGTTTTGCATAAGGGGTGTCCCACACAGCCTTGCCTTCCTGCGGCCTGCTGGCGATCAGAGCGCTGTCTTTCAGGGTGCCTTGATCTTCACGGGCGAAAATATTGCCGTATTCAACTACAGACTCCGTTACCGCGATCTTCATCGCCTGCGTGCCGGCAGTGACCTTCGCTTTGATCTTCCCAAGGTTTGGTTTGATCTTTATCGCCATCAGACCAGCCCCAATTCTGTGTGATGTATCCGGGTTGCGGGAACGTCCGGCACCGGATCCACAGTGAGCACCTCATATTCGCCGCACTTTTGACCGGATGCATTGAACACCTCGCACCGCATCGGCTTTCCAGCTTTGAGGGATTGCGCGGCCAGCTCATCATAGTCAAGCCTCGGCACGGAGAGTGTGGTGTCAATAAAAAGCAGTGAACGCAGCAGGACTTCGGTGTTCGTGGTGCTTTTCCGCACTTCATTTGTGTTCTGCAGGTGTACCCTGCGCACTTCGTATTCCTGCCAGGAAGGTTTCTGCCAAGCATCCACACTGGTACAAACCTTGAGCACCATGCGGTCGGTTAAAAGAACCTGTGGAATTGGTCTGAGCACACGTCCACCCCCCTGTACATGAGACCGGTCTGCTCCAAAAGCGCTACTGCAAGCGGACTGATAAGCAGCGAACCTGCTTTTGCATTTCCATTGGCAAGTGCGCCCCCTGAAACAGATACCTTACCAACAGTAAACGACTGACCCGTTTGTCCGGACAGTACTGTTTCTAGTCCACTTTGTGTAAAATACAGTACCTGTGCGGCAGCGGCTTTCTCTACTCTTGTTTGCACGAATGCCGGCAGGGAGGCAAGTCCGTCCCCCTGCAGCAATCGGTTTTGTGTGATTGTGTCAATCAAGTCGGAGGCAAGCTCGGCGTACACAGGAAATTCCGCTTCTGTAATAGGAGAGTTTCCGTAGAGGTTAACATATTGCTGATACGTTATATACGCCATACTGAGTGCTCCCTTATGCGCCTACGACGGCAAGAGCGGAGCCGCCCTGAGTTGCTTTATAGCCTTTTGTCACATTTACAAGTGCTACGGTGATGGTCTGGCCGGACGCAGTGGTAAAGGAATCACCGTTTTTCACTTCTGTCCAGCCGGATTTGCATTCCTGGCCGAAGGTCGGGAGTTGAGCACCGCTGCCGGATTTCGCCATATAGGTCATGCCATACGGAGCGGCCGGCAGATCGTTGATGACGGTATGGGTACTGTCTGCACCTTTGCTGGTCGTGAAAGTGAGAGTACCGAGCGTCGGAGCTGTCGCAAAATGCACGAAGATGCCCGGCAGACGCTGATTCAGAGCGAATACATCGTAGTAGTAACGCTCGTAATACAGCCACTTGCCTTTGCTCTGTGCAGTCGGAGCAGACATCATGGAAGTGTCATAGACAACCGGTGCTGCGATTGCGAGCGGGTCGAACAGGATCATGTCGAGCTGTTTTGCGCTCGCCGTAGCTTTCCAGCCATCTGTGAAGTCGTATTCCGACATCATAAGGTCTTTCGGGACCTCTGTAATCACGATGCCGTCCAGTTTGCCGACGTTGCGGTCGATGTTGCGGACGCCTGTGTCTGCCTCCACAAAGCGGGTAATACCGGCAGCCTGCTTGAGCAGCTTATAGGTGTCCGGGGTCATTTTTGCGCGGATGCGGTCACGCGGGATACGCTGATCGACCATGTACGCAACGTAAGAATCCCACTGCTCGAGGATATTGTCTTTTGTGAGTGCGGTCGAGTCGGTGCCGCCGAATTTTGTAGCTGCTTCCGCCAGCCGGTACGCCGCGTAAGCGTCCATCTCCGGGACTTTCTGGAATTCGTTAAAGGTTTTCGTGAGGTTTGCGATCGTGACGATCGGGTCTTCTTTGATATCCATCGGATCTGCGAGCGTATCCCATTCGCGGTCCTGACGCATTGTGAGCACCTGCTCGTCGGTGTTGAAATTGCGGCTAAAATTGCCGTCAATGCTGTCCCGGTTCACCGCACGTGCGCCGCTCACGGTCATGCTCTGTACAGCTACCGATTTGCCGGATACCGGTTTATATGTCGCGCTGTTCGGGCTGCCGTACAGGTCGGAAAAGTACGACAGAAACGGATACGCGTTCGCCATCGCCTTGGAATAATCAACTGCGTAGTTCAAAGAATTCTGTGTAAATGCCAACTAAAAATCATCCTTTCTTGTCATAGCCCCATACATCCATGAAGCCGTTCCCCTGTTGCCCGTTAGGCATCTGTCCTTTTACGGTTGCACCAAACTGAGGGGATGCAGGGGGCTGCTGTGGGTCTGTTGGAGTGAAATACTCCTCGAATTGTTCCGCAACGGTTTTGAGCTGCTCCGCAATCGGAGGTGCATTCTCTTCGCGGTTCATCATCTTATAAACCGTTTCGCGGAATTTTGGTTTTACCGATGCAAAGTCATCCCCGTTTAAGGCGCGCAGCATGTCGCGTTCCTCTGCGACTGCTTTGTAGGCGTCTGTCGTGGTTACATCCGGAGGCGGCGCGTTCTTTTGCGCATCTGCAACGGCTTCGTTGATTTTGGTCTGGAGTTCCGACTTCGGGATAAAGCCTGACAAGCTGGTACCATACAAGGTCATGACTTTTTCGCGCTGGTCTTCGTTTAACCCCAGAGATTCAAGTGCTTTTCGAGTAAATGCCATAATAAATACATCCTTTCTGTTTAACGCCCAAGAACGACAGGCGAACTGCGTCGCAGTTTAACGTCATGCCACAGAGACGAGAAAAACAAAAAGCCAACCTGTACATTGCGCTTACAAGTTGGCTCTTCTATTCAGTTTGTGCGCATAACCCCGCGCCGGGAGATAAAAGGATCACCTCCTTTCAATCGTCATCATACTCACTGCCGCCTGCGGATGCCCTTTGCCCTAACGCAGACGCGATCTTATACTCGGCTTCTTTCATCCAGTGATATTCGTACTCCTGCAGTTTGTTCGCTATTGGAGCCGGTACCTCTGCTTCTGCCGCCTGCATTAAATCGCACAGCTTCTGCAGGCTTGCAAAGATCAGGCGGAATGTTTCTTCCGGTCCGCGAGGATCACAGGATAAGCACTCGCTTGCATAGGTGAGTACGCTGTCTTTGATGGAGGGTTCTTGGAAACCAAGCGCCAAACCTGTTTCCACAAGATCATCAAGCTCATCGGACACTCCCTCATACCATTCTCCGATCTGCGCATGATTGCCAAACCACGCCCCATCCTTAACGAGGTGTCTGTGCAGCGTCGTTAGATTGTGGTACAGTACTTTGAGATACGCGAGGAGTTTTTGGTATTCATTCATGGGTATTCACCTTCTTTCGTGTTCTGCGTTTTGTCGGCGGTTTCACGTGTTCAGTGGGCGCTTCGGCGAGCACCTCCGGCTCTGTTTCGGTAGGCTCTTCGGGGTGCAGATAGCGGATATACTCGGCGGCACTTAATGTTAAACCGCAGATCCGACAGCGCACAGCCTCCGCGGAACCGATGAAATCGTGTTTGCATTCAGACATGTTATCGCTCCTTCCTGTAAATGGACATAAAAAAGCCACCCTGTTTTGGGTGGTTTACGTCATTTGTTATACTTAATCTCCAACGGCTTTTGCCAGTGTTCCCTGCTCGTCGTCTTCCAGAATCTCAAAACGGCCTCTGATACTTGGGTCGCTTATGGGACCCGGTTCTGTCGGCGAATACAAGTAGTCTTCGCCGCTATCGTCGATTAAACGGAGAGCCCCGGTCAGATCGTCCACCGACAAAACCTCATACTCTCTGTTATTAGTCAGACTATCTACGCCAAATGTTGGTCCTTTATACCGTACTTTCAACTCTGCTTCACCCCTTTTGTTTTCACCTCGCCTGACGGCACTCCGCCGGTATTTTCATACCAATGAACTTCATATCGGAAGTGTTCTGTTATTACAACGCCAGCTTTTTTCTGCCACCCAAGCGCATCCCCGAAGTTCGGATATTGGCTCACCAATCGTTGGATATCCTTGATTGGGGTGCTTGTCCCTGCTCCTGCCAGGACCACAACAGACGAAAGCTCGGACCCTTTTGGAACAACCGTATTGATCTTCGGGAAGCGTACATCTGCGGTTTGTTTCAATGTGTCGTTGGGGAGTTTTAAAACTTTCGGTAAACCCGATGACGCGATTGCTTTGCTATATCTTCCGCTTTGAATGGTGGAAATATTATTCTGATACTTTTTGCCGATTGAAGCGGCTTTCCCGCTTACACTTTTATTATACTCGAAAACCTGTGTCCGATCAAGCCGCTTTGTGCGTCCAGTCTCTTTACAAAAGGCGTTGTATCTCGCCTGTGCCTTTTTTATTTTTACTGCTTCCTGCGCGAACCCTTCCTCGTCTCCTGCCGCTTGCAGCATAGCTGCCTTTTGCTTTGCATATCGGATGTCGCGCTCAAGACGGCGCTGTTCCTGCGATTCTGCATAGGTCTTGTCATTGCTTTCTTTATCCTGTTCTGTGCGATCTCGGGGAATAGAAACGCCGGGGATCACGGTTATGGGGTGATGTCCGCAGTTAATACCAAACAGTCCGGCCGGCTTTCCATAGCTGGTTGAGGACAGCGGATAATAGCGGTGCTGCTTGCCTTCGCCGTCATAAAAGGTCCCACTGGAATTATCCCAGGAGAAGTATCGCCCTTGATACGGATAGCACAGGGGGCGTGCTCCAGAATGCCGGGACACACGGAAGATTTTCACTCCGTAGTCTGCCTGCCGCGTCTTGACCGCTTCGAGTGCCGTATTGTTCACTGTAGTCCGGATGTCCATATTGACGTAGGCCTCCGGGGACCATTTACGACCTGCGCGGTCATAAAACCCGGTAACACCTTCTTTATGAATTTGCGAGAGCACTGTCCTCAGTGCCTGCTGTCGGGTTGCCGATCCTGATACCACACGCCCTACAGAGGTGTTAAGCGATTGCTGTACAGAAGAGAGACGGCGTTCCAGTGAAACCGTGTTTGTGATGATTTTACGGTATTGTGCAAGCGTGCTCTCGAGCATGGTGGTATTTACAAGATTCAGTTTGTCAAGTGCTTGCTTTGCGTAGGACTGCAGCGCCTGCTTTACACTGGCCGACGCGCTTACCGATGCGGAGGCAGGCGCTTGTATTGCACCTTTCTTCACCGCTTTCTTGAGCTCCGGCTCAATATCCTTGGTTGCTTTTAACGCCGCGTTTTCGAGTGCCACCTGCACAAGCTCCGGCGTTTGTCCAGATAACCGGGCGATAATGGACAGGCTCTCTTTATTCAGCTGCCCGAGCTCAGCAAGCTTGCGCAGCTCCCATTCCTGTGTGCTTAAGGCGCGGCCTGTGTTGAAATGCTTCGCCATATTCACAAGCAGTGCGTCAACGATGTTGCTGTAAACCTGTTCGATCGGTTCGCCGAGCTGCAGGATCTCCCATGGGGTTAAACGCGCCATTTAGGTGCATCCTCGGAAACAGCATTTCCCGTCCTGCCAGGCGGCGCAGTTTTCTTTTTGACACTCCATCATCTTTCGCTGCTCGATAAGCACATGTCCGTGCCTGGTGTTGTATCCGTCGGCATCGTATCCGTAGCCGTCTTGATTTGTTTGGGTAATACGCTCGATGTTATATGGGCATATCATTCGAGGACCTCCGCATCCGCGTCGATCTCATCCGGATCGCTGTCTTTTTCTTGTGCTGCAGTATCGAGCAGATCAAACATGCTGCCGGATACGCTGCCTTCGTTTTTGATTTCCTCGAGTTCTTGCAGTGCTTCTTCTTCGGTATAGCCAAGCTTTTCGATGAGAAAACGCTTTTTGCTCATAACGCCGTTTGTCATCAGCAGCACACCTTCGTCAATGTTTGTCTTACGATCCTGTAAAATAGAATCGTCAAATACGATTTTTGTTTCCCAACCTTTTTGCGCGAGTTCTTTGATGCTGTGACCTTGCCATTTCAGATCATACAGCTGCGCAACCTGGATGATCCCATTCACGATGCGTTCGATTGCGGGCGAGATTTGTGCCTGCTGGTTTTTGATCGTCTTGTATGTTTTACTGTTTTCGCTGATCACTTCGGTTGCTGTTTTTATGCCCGCCGCACGATCAAACGTAAACGTTCCCGGAGAAAAGCCAAGCTGTAAACAAAGTGTGGAGAGATGGGCGTTCAGCGCACGTTCGTGTTCATCTATGCGCAGCGAAACGGAATTGTCCTGGATATTGAGCGCGTTTGCATCGTCCGTTGACAGTGCTTCGTACACCTCATCAGCTGCATCGAAGTATCTCCGGAAAGCCCTGGTCTCCGTGTCTACGACAGGGCGGATACACTGAGCAGGTACGATGATACGTTTTTTGCCAAGCCGGATCTCACGGATCAGACTGTCATAGCAAGCGTCCAAGGCCTTAAGGGTAGAAAGCGCGTTTGCGTAAATTGAAACACCCAAAGGCGAATTGTCGTCGATGTTGTTTGCAACTGCCGTACGGTAGTATGCAAACAGCGAAGTAGTCAGTCCTTCCAGCGGTGTTTCAGCGCTGAGGAACGGATAAATGCTGTCGAGCGGGTATCTAAAACCGAGAATGTCCTGCGGTTCGGTGGTCGGCGTTTTTGACTGTTCGCTCCGAAACACTTCGTTGCTGATGTAGTATGTCAGTCCGTCCCACTTGTGCCACTCGAGGCGTGTGTAGTAGTAGCCGTCTTTTGCCTCTCGGGAGATAAAAACGCCGTCCGTAACCTGCGCGTTGTCCCAGGCCGTTGGTACAAACTGATCTGCCATGCAAAAGCCTAACCGGATCCGTCCGGAGCCGGGGATCTCTGCGCCGGCACTGTCCCGCTTTACCTCGTACCACACTTTGATAGCACCGCCGCCGAGGGCGAGGACTTGTTCCACATGCTCCTGCATCTTTGTCCAAAAGGCGTTCTGCTTTAGGACATCGGTCACGAAGGCATCGAGCAGCTGTTCTTTGTCCCCTTCTTGCGATACGTGCACTTCACACTGTTCCGACCAAACAAGACCTGCAAGCTCGGCGCACACGGCTTTCGCAATATCCATGCGTTCCATATCGCGCCTCCGGTTTGGGTCGGCGACGGTCGGGGCTGCGATTCGGTGCCACGGTTTATAAAAGCCCTTGTACAAGTACTTCCAGATAAAAATGCCGAAATAATAGAACTGGTTAAAAGCCGGAACGCCGCCGAGCTCAAAGATGTCCTTATACTCTTTTCCGATTCCTGCTTCTGCGCTCGCACGCTGCATCCAGTTTTTCACCCTTTCTTTGATTCGTTCAAACATAGGCCACCGCCTTTATAAAGTTTCGATCATCTGCCGCATATACGGCTCTACTGCATATTCCTGAGCATCTAAGCTATCGATGTTATATTTACCGTCGTCCAGACGCACGTCCTTTGTGATGCTTTTGTGGTCCCACACAGCCGCCTGGAAGGCCTCCAGCGTGACCGGACAAGCGCGCAGCAGTTTATGTCTGCCTGTTGCCTGCATCCGGCAGAAAAAGCGGATACGGTCGTTTATGGGCCCTTTCCGCGCGTTGTGAATGTTGATTGGGATCCGATGTCTTGCGCAGGCAGCGGACAATCCTTTGATGAGCGTCTGCTCTGCGCTGTCGCAGTAAGCGTCGTACACCAGATAGTCACGCTGACAAGCCTCGACAAAACCGATAAATTTGTGTTCAAGTTCATCTGGTGAAATGGTGTTGGGTTCATAGAACTCTTTGAGCGTCACAATCTCACGCAATCCCGGTGTAAAGCCTGTGCAGTTAAACGTCGTTGCTGATTTGTTGCCGCCGAAGTCAACGCCGATCGTAGCAAACAGGATCGGTGGATGGGTATCGAGTACAAAGCTTTGGGGGCTGTCCGCAATAGTCCGGTATATCGTGCCCTCTGCGGCTTTCCAGCGCCCCAAGATATATCGGTCATAGTAAACCGTGCCCGCATACTCACTCTTTAAATTGGCCACAAAATCAGGGTCTAACGTGGGGTTGTCGTCGATGGTGTAGGACTGGCAATAGATATCGACGTCCGACTCTAGGAATTTTTTAAACCAGTGGTGCGGATTTTCGGGGTTGAGCGTCCCATCAAATTTACTGTACGGCTTGTCTAAGCGGCTTTTAAGCATCGTAAAAACATCCTCGTGCCAAGTCGCAACCTCGTCGCCGTAACAGTATTTGATAGACGCGCCCCGAATCCGATCCACCTGATTTGCTTTATCCGCGCCAAGGCAATAACAGCGCTCACCGAACAGCATCGCCGTATTATCACTGCGGATACTGGAAACTAAAGCGGCGCCATACATATCTTGCAGTGGCTCAATGATATTACGCTGCAGCGTGCCTTTGGTGTTGCCAAGGATCACGACTAGCCCTTCCCGGCCGGCCACGCTACGGATGCGTTTGGGGATTACAAAATAATCAAGATAGGTTTTTCCCGAGCGGGTCGCACCCTCTTTGATGTTCCAGCGGTGATTCGCGTTGTCAAGGAATTCGCGCTGCTTCGCGGTAAAACCCATCAGACCACACCGCCGATTTTTTTCATGATGTCGTCAAGTTTCTGCAACGCCTGTTCGGAGCTCTCGTCCGCTTTATCGTTCCACCCGAAATTGCAACGCAGACTGAACTGTGCGCCGTGCGTGCCGTCTTTGTCGAACAGCCTCTCTTCGGCGTAAGCTTCGCAGCGGCTCTTCGCGCGCAAAATCGTGTCCTTGAACTGAGCTCGCCCCTGATAATTCATCAGCGCTTGACGACCGGCGAATCCCAACGCCAGGGCGAGACCTGTGATCGTTGGAGCCTTTGCACCTTCGCGAATCGGCCGCCCGTATTTATCAAGCATGGGCGATCCATCTGCGTCTGTTAAAATACGCCCTTCGCAGGCTTTAAAATATTCGTCGATTGCGCTTTGCAGTTCTTCGTTCGTTTTGTACTTGAATGGGCGCCCCATCTGCGCTGTATTCACCGCCTTTCTGTATATGAAAAAAGAGAAAGACCTGACTTGCGCCGGGCCTTTCTCTCGGAGGTTCTTCGTGCCTTTCGGCACGTAGCCGGATGATAACGGTATCACACCGTAAAGGAGAAAAGTATGCAACAAAAACGTGTGCTTGTCTTACTCAACTTTTCATACTACCAGTTTACACTGTCAAATAGTGAAACGTCAATGAAATACATATGCAATCTATATGCAATTCATATGCAATTTTAAAGCTTTTCTGTGCTCATCTGTTTCGCAAATTCTGAAAGAGCCTCTCCATGAATCTGAAAAACTCGCCGAATGCTATAACTCATTTTCTTACAAATCGTGTTCCAGCTCTCTGCACAGATGTATCGGAAAAACAGCACTGCGCAGTATTGCCCTTTTTGAATCCGTGACAGACACCGCAGCGTCAGCTCACGATCACGACTAAACTCTTTCTCCAATGCTTTCTTCTCGGCTTCCAGATCAAGTACGACGCACATGATCCGCTCGAGCCCTGGATCCGGCGATGCTTTCACTCTCGGGGTGTTGTCCTGCCCGGAGGATAGTGTCAGCTGCGTGCGCATCAGCTGCAAAAAACGGTCTTTCTCCGCAATCTGTTTGGCTGTGGATCGAAGGCTCTGTAAAAAGGCTTTTGCTTCTGTATCGGTCATGGTGTTTCCTCCCGTAGCTTCGGTTCAAAGGCACTGCAATATTCAGCGTCAATGCCTGAGAAGCAAGTATCGCTATCCCCTGTAAATTGATGCTGGCACTCCCCGCACCGGGCAATCGGCGGCGCTGTTCGAGTGTTCCATTGTGCAATGGCTTCTTTTCTTTTCGTGATACGCCATTCGGTCGCTGGGTTTCTAAAATGCCCGCAAGTAACTACACATTTGTTTTCACATTTTACGTTATAACTTTTTCCGTGGGCAGAATCATAACAAGTCAATAATCCTTTCCCACCACAAAACGGACACGGAAGCACAATTCCTTTTTCTATGCATTCTTTCTGTGCGGTGGCATTACCCATCAACGCCTTACGTTCGAGTTCAGTCATGTGGATCACATTCCCTCCATAAGCTGTTTGAATGAAATTCCGCCCGCAAGACCCGGTGACTTGTCTGAATCTGTTGGAATCATTTTTGCATTAGGAATGGCTGGATATATAAATTCAATCATGCAAAAATTCGCGGCATCGATTAGATATTCTTTGTTTCCGGTTTTCCTATACAGATCAAGACGCTCTTCGATGCATTTATGCGCCTGTGCAAGCTCTGGATATGTTTGGCTCATCCATCCGTATTTGTGATGCGATACAATGATTCTGTTTTTTCGCAGTTTGTCAAATTCTTCGCTGTAATCACGCCTCAATATTTTTTCGTTTTCCCCATGACCTTTTACATCCTTCTTTTCCTCTAACTCTTCCACCGCCGCCCGGATGATCGCGCATCCGTGTATGGAGCAGTTATGTTCATGCCCACAACCTAAGCATGCAAGACTGCCGGTCTGTACTTTCAACTGCCGCAGCGCTTGTATCAACTCATTTCTTCGCATGTTTCTTTCCTCCTCGATATTTTTCAATCTTCGCCTGCAATGCCTGCATAATAGCGTCCTGCGCATCTCCTTTGTCATGCAGCGCTTCCAACACAACTTCGTCCATGCCACCTTGGACGACGAGGTGGTGCGCAATAACCGGAAATTTCTGTCCTTGACGGTGCAGACGCTTATTCGCCTGTTGATAGATCTCCAGCGCCCAGTTTGGGAAGCCGAACCAGATCATATGGTGGCCGCCGCGCTGTAAGTTTAACCCGTAACCGCAGGACGCCGGATGCGCCAGCAGCAGATCAATTTCGCCGTGGTTCCATGTCTCTGCTTCTGCATCGCCTTTGTACACCGCTACCCGCAGGCCGGAAGACTGCAGAGCCGCAAGCAGCCGCTCTTGTTCATGCTGGAACCAGTAGAACACTAATGCGTGCTCTCCGTGCAGCTGCTCGACCACTTCCATGAACGCTTCGATCTTGCAATCGTGGATCGGAACGACGTTCTTGTTTTCGTCGTACATTGCACCGCTGCATAACTGCAGCAGTTTGCCGTTCAGCACCGCGGCCGTTCCGGCAGTGACGACTGTCTCCGGATCCACCTGCAGCAGCATGTCTCTTTCCATGGTGTCGTAAGCTTTACGCGCTTTTGCGTCAAGCTGTACCGGTACAACGTCCTCTATGTACTCCGGCAAGGTCAAATAGTCCTCGGCTTTCATGCTGACGCAAATGTCCGCAATCAGGCTTTTCACGCGTTCATCGGCCTCGGCCTGCGGGCTGTAGGTCCGGTAAGGTTGTCCGGGATAGGAATAATCCTGCGTGAAGAAAGCCTCCCGGAAGCTGGTCAGTGTTTTGCCAAGACGCGCGCCGGAATCCAGCAGATAGATCTGCGCCCATAGATCCTCAAGCCCGTTGGGCGCCGGTGTACCGGTCAGCTCCACTAAGCGTGTGATCCGCGGCAGCACAAGTTTCAATGCACGAAACCGCTGTGACCGGCTGTTTTTAAAGCTGCTGCTTTCGTCCAGCACCACCATGTCAAACGGCCAGGTGTTGCGGTAATAGTCGACCAGCCACGGCACGTTTTCTCTGTTAATTACCCAGATATCTGCGGGCGTGTTAAGCGCCCGTACCCGTTTCGTCACAGCCCCTAACACCGACACGATTTTCAAATGCTGCAGGTGATCCCACTGCTGCGCTTCATGCTGCCAGGTAGCTTCGGCCACTTTCTTCGGCGCAATCACAAGGCACTTTGCAACCGCCCAGCGATTATAACGCAGTTCGTTGATTGCGGTTAAAGTTATGACTGTTTTCCCCAGTCCCATATCCAGATAAAGGCCGATCTTATAGTCAGATACGATTCGGTTAATCGCATACTGCTGATACTGGTGCGGTATGAATTGCATTTGACTTCATCTCCTCAAAAAATTGATTTACTTCTGTGAGCCCTTTCAGTACTCGCACGTCAGTGCCCAACTCCTGCAGCCGTGTGATCTGGATACGCTGCAGCGGTGAGAGCCTGCCTGTTTCGGTTTTCAGTTCTACGAAAACGATCCGACCTCCCGGAAGAACGACGATCCGGTCCGGCACGCCATCATTCCCGGGCGACACGAATTTATAGCACCTGCCGCCGATCTGTCTGATTCCGTTTTTCAATCTTTTCTCGATCTCTGCTTCCCGCATGATGTTTCCTCCCTCAAAAAGGCGGTAACACTTTGCTCGCGCGCGTACATAGGCGTATACATAGCGCGTATAGCGTGTATAGTGTCTATATACACCATATTTATTTATATATAATATAAAGTGTAACTGTGTTACCGTTCCCCGCAAATCCGCTTAAATACTGACTTTGTATGTGTTACGCTTCGCTTTAATAAAGTGTAACTGTGTAACATCTAAAGTGTAACGTTTTTTATAGACCGTAACACTAATCTGTAACACTTTTATCGCGATCAAAACAGCGCTGCACACCGTAAAGTTCTCCACATCTTTTCTGTCCCACATTTACCCATCCGGGCACTCGTTCCAACAGCTGATTGATTTCCCTGGTGTCCTTTTGGCGCATATCTCCGCGCTGTTTTCCTAACACTTCGCACCAAATCTCTACTGCGCAGACTCGCTCTCTTGGTACCTTCTCGCCCGTATATCGAATGCCTCCGCATCTGTATGCCTGCCTTTGCGCCAGATCCCAGCGGTTCCAATCCTCCGGAAGATCTTCCTCCAAAAACTCTTGAATGAGACCCTCCCACGGATGACTGGCCCGGTGTTCTTCCTGCATCTGCCGTGCCACGATTTCCAGTTCCCCAGATAAGTATAATGGCTCCCCTGTCTGCCAACGCGCTTTGGCTTCTGCCCACAGCTGATCCCGTTCACCATCTAAATCGGCGAACACGTTTTTCCTGCGTTCCCGGCAGTCGATGTCCAGCACCCAGAACCGCCGGCCGCCGGATAAATCGGTTAAACATTCCCGGCTGTTCGTTGTACCGAAGAACACGCACTGCCGCGCACGATCGGCGGTATAGCGCCCATATGCCGCGCGGTAATAGTCGTTTGTTTTGGATAAAAACATCTTAACGGCGTCAACGTCGGCTCTGCTAAGTGCCTGCATCTCCGCTACTTCGTTGATCCAAGTGCCCTGAATGGTCTCCATAGAGTCTTTGTCTCCGAAAGTACGCAATGAATCAGAGAACCATGCCCCACCCATCTTTGCAAGAATTGTGGACTTGTGGCGGCCTTGTGTGCCCACCAATACGAGCATAGTGTCATACTTGCATCCTGGCGTCATCACGCGTGCTACAGCAGCAGTGAAGGCTTTTCGTGTGATCGCGCGTGTATAGGCGGAGTCATCAGCACCCAGATAGTCAATAAATAGGGCGTCAAGCCGCTCCACGCCGTCCCACTGCAAGCTGTTCAGATAGTCTCTAACAGGGTGGTATGCCTGATCGCTCGCGCAGGCTGCGACTGCGTCAAGGATATCGTTTTTCGGCACCTTGCCGAACAGCGGCTCCAGATAGATGCGCAGCTGTGCTACATCGTCATCGTTCCAAGTGCTTGAATCTCCAGGACGCTTCCACGGAACCATCCCGGTAATGTCGATCCGGCCGGAGAAGAGGTTTAGCTGCAGCCGGCCTTTTAACCTGGGATCATGCTCTAGTGCGTTGCGGAGATTCTTCATGCTTTTCACGGGCTTGCCCTGCCCGTCGATTTCCATCATAGGCGGCCGACGCCAGGAACCGTCATCCTGTTCGCCTTCCGGCAGTGGTACTGCGTCAAAAGCTTCCTGTGCGGCCATATAACGTTCATCGGACAAGATTCCGGCCACCGTTTCGTCCTCCAAAGCCTTGGCGGTCATTGCGGTGTAGCTCGGCAGTCTTACCGTAGGCGTGCCGGGCTCTGCATCGTCATCCAGATCGCCGAAGCAGTGCAGCCGCACTAGGTCAAACGAGTTGACCAGTTTACCGCCGCACGGATCTGTCGCGTGGTGAGAAAACAGAAACTTGTCGTTGTCATAAAGTACTGCACCGCCGGTTGTGCTGCCGCCTGTGAATGTGTACCGATCCGCAGCATTGTCACACTGTTCGTAGATGCCCGGCAAGAATTTCTCCAGCGCCGCAGTAATGCTGTATGTACGGCAGAATGCGCCGACTACGCCTTTTTTGCTTTCCGGGTCTCCCTGCTTTGCGGCCAGCCTCGCCGGCAGGACAGCCCCCGGTACTGTTGGCCAGCTGGTCATATCACGCCAGTCTGTGTAAGTGGCGAGCATTCCCTCAACCGACAAAAAGGGCTTGTCCTCTGCGTAATACAGGTATTCTCCGTCAGCGCAGCAGCTCGGCCAGTACATCAGCCGGCTGGCTTCAAAGGTGGAGGGATCCGTGTAGTCCAGCCCGACCCATTCCGCCAGACGCCGGGCACAGGGCTCATATTCGTCTGCGCTGCAGGTTCGATCAAGCGGAACGATAATCCGCAGGCGGGGCGTTTCTGGGCGATGCTTGCGGGTGCTATAAATGCAGAACCCACAGCCCAGTGCCTTGACGCGTGCACTTACCGCGGCAGCTCCACCGCTCGGGATAGCGTCAAGGTCCATAGTGATAATGTCGCGCCCCGTTACGGCATCCGCTTTGCGCCGCTCGCCGCGGAGAGACCCGCCGACAAATCCGCCGACATCCTTGAGGTCGTCCTGTTTTCCCTTTGGCATTGCGAGATATTCGGCGATCGTTTCTACTGATCGCGTCGGGGTGCTCAGGCGTGTGTATAGCTCCGATAGCTTTAGTGCTTGCGGACGCCATTTTGTCGCGCGCCGATTAGTACCGGTTGTTATTGTTATTTGTCTGTCGTATTGCATTGCAGAACCCCCATAGCTTCTGCGAAATCTATCGCCAACATTTTAATGCGCTCTCGCGATGTTTGTTCGCCCGTCTCCGAATTAGCATAAGCCAGTGCTATGCGTTCATATGCCAAAAGCATCGTGGCTACTTCTTCCGGTCCCATATCTATTGCGTCGTCACCCGGTCTGCCGCAGAAAGCCGTTATATGAGCGCCCCAAAGAGGAGCAAGGGCCTCGCAAATTTCCGTCATATATGAGCTCGGAAGAACCCGCAGTTCAAGTGCCTTAATCAACACCTCCGGGTGATCGAGCAGGATTTCATCACAGTGCAGATTCTGTTTTACACTTGCCACCGGACAGCCCTCACAAAGAGGGTATTTCGCGCAGGCATCATCCCGAGCCGCTGCAAGTGATGGATATTCTTTATACGTCGCTGGGTCGTAGTACCGCATCCCAGTACACCTCCGTTTAATCCTTTTTGAAAAATTCATTTGCCCATCCGTCTGAACTTAGCGGCAGCCCTTGCGCCCAAACGGGGGTCTGCCCCATGAGTCGCTCCATTTCGGACAAGTTCTGCTTATCGCTCGGAGCGTCCACAATGATCTCGTCGTGAATATGGAATACTACCGGGAAATTCGCTTGTTCAAGCCGTTCAATCGCTTCGGCCAGACAGTCCCTTGCAACCGCCTGAGTGATGTTTTCGACCAGTTTTCCGCCATAGGTTTCGAGCACTTTCCATTTTTTCGAGCTCTGATCCATGCCATAGTAGCAGAGCGAAGGCCGTCCAAACCGATTGACACCGATATGTGGATTCGCATAAAAAAGTTTCCGTTCATTCGGCAGCGTGATTGTCAAAAAATCCAGCCCATGTTCCGTATCATATTCACGGGCAAGAATGAGACTTCCCTCTCTTAAAGTGATGCGCCGGCCGGTTTCCACTGCTTCACGCGCTGCAGCTTCTACCAGATTCCACAGCTGCACGATATACGGGTTTGCTTTCCGCCAGCGGTCAACGATCTCCGGAAGCTCTTCTTCGGTTAAACCGTTATCTAACGCGCCCATCGCGATCAAGGCCCCCGGCCCGCCCTGATATCCTAATGCGAGGGTTGCGACCTTGCCTTTTTGGCGGTAGCTGTACTCCGGGCGGCCTTTTTTAATATGCTCAATCGGGATGCCAAACATCTGGCTCGCCGTTGCTTCGTAGATTTTTCCGTGGGTGCGGAACACTTCAAGCACCCATTCTTCTCCTGCCAGCCATGCAATAACGCGTGCCTCGATTGCGGAAAAGTCTGCATCCAGCAAAATGCGCCCCTGTGATGCGACCAGTGCCGTGCGGATCAGCTGCGAAAGTGTGTCCGGTACAGAACCAAACACCCACTGGAGCGACGCAGCATCCTCTTGTTTGACCAGTGTGCGCGCTATTGGCAGCAAATCCGTCTTTATGTAAGTGCGTGGAAGATTTTGCGGTTGTACGATTCGACCTGCCCATCTTCCCGTCCGGTTCGCTCCATAAAATTGGAGTAGCCCCCGGACACGTCCATCTGCACACACTGCTGTTCGGATTGCTTCATACTTTTTGTTTGATGTTTTACTCAGTGCCTTTCGGATCTCGAGCACTCTGTGCGCCTTGTCGCTTGGCAGCTCTTTTCCAAGAAGCGCGGAAACAGTGTCCTTGCGCAGGTCTTTGATATCCATTTCTGTTTCCGCTTGTAGCCATTCGGTGAGCTTTGCTACACTGTTTGGGTTATCAAGCCCTGTGATCGCCATTGCTTCTTTAAGGTATTGTTCCCTCGACTGATCATCGAGCGCAAGCGCCGCAGTGACAAATTCAGTGTCTACTTTCACGCCTCTTGCATTGATGCGGGTATCTGTCACCCATTGTGCCTGCACTTCCTCGGGTACAGGGAAAGCAGAGAGTCTCGCTTCCACTTCCATCTCGGTACGTACATCCTGTGCGCAGTACTCCTTGAACGTTTGCCACTTTTCCGGTGCATGGTGCGGTAAGTTTCGGGTACGCTGTCCATTATTCTTAGTCGGGGCGCAGGGTACACAAAAGTACTTGATAAGCGCTTTGCCCGCTGCCATTTTCTTTTTATCCTCCGACAGTCCGAGCGCATTTCCGATTGCGGCCAGTCCCGCAGGATACCCGCAGTACAAACCGTGCAGCATTGTGCAGCGCCATTGTGTAAGCGGCAGTACGGTGTGCAGATACTTCGACAGGCAGTACCATTCAAACGCGGCATTGTACGCGTGCTTGACGAATTCCGGACTGATGAGCGCCGTATAAAGATCTGTTGGAAATGGTTCCTCAGTTAAGTCGATCACTTCTACAGGACCTCCGTCGATGCTGTACGCCAGCAACATAACTTCAAAAGCCGGACTCTCTGCGTATTTATAGAGCCCGGCTTTCGAGATGTCTATGTCGCTGTACGTTTCAATGTCTATTGACAAATGACGTACAGATTCCATTTTTAGCCTCCGATCATCGCGCCGGTAATCGGATCATACTGCAAGCCTTGTGTGTACGCTGCGGCTCCCGGTGTTGCCGGCATGGCTGCTCCATAGGGTCCTGTGGCGGGTGTTCCGATTGCCTGGAAGGCTTCCTGTGCGGTAATGCGGCCGTCGAGCGGCTCGTCATCACGGATCTTCTGCACACCGTTTAACGCACAGCCGATGCCTTTCTTTCCATTGGCGTTGTACGGGAAGAAGTGCACATTTACATTACCCCAGCAGCCTGAGTATACCTGTGTGGCGTCAATGATGGGCTGCACTTGACCATCAACTACAAAAGGCGGTTTCGGGCTGGATGCCGTGAACATCCAGCAGCCTTTGCACTCATCCCCAAAAGGCATTCCATCCGATGGTCTTGTGCCATCGCCGTCGTGTACGCAGATTGCCGGCTGCGGCGGGAGTACACCGTTCCACGCTTTTGCGGGTCCCTGCTCGATCGCCTGCGCGATTGCCTGATCGATCTGTGCTTTTGCGGCGGTATTTGTTTTCGGCAGCAGGATTGTTACCGAGTATTTCGGTTTTTCCTGCCCCTGTTTCTGCTGGGGTTGAAACAAATTGCAGTATGAAAGTCTGACGTTTGAAATTGTGATAGCCATAATAAAAACTCCTTTTACTCTTTTACTCTTCTACAGGTGTGAATGCGAGTGCGGCCGGGTTATATGCCGGCCGTTTGTCTGATTCCGGTACGAGGGTTGGTTTTCCGGGCTTTGTGAGTACTAAGTCCTTGGCGGATTCTGCGAACGCTTTTTTGCCCAGGGCTTTTTCCAAGGCGGCAACGGTTACGGGTTTTTGCTCCCAAAGCAGTGCATTCGGCACTCCCCGCGCTACCAGTTTTTCAAAAGCGGCGTCCGTTCCGTCGGCCCATTCACGGGAGCCCCTACCCTCTACAGCTTTCCAGCCGGAAATGCTGTGCCCTTCGAGGGTCATGTGCAGCGCGAACTCCTCCAGCTGTTTCACCCAGCTCGCCAGTGACTGCGCCTGGGTCAATACGTCGCCGATCTCCGAAAACGTCAGCAGGGCCGGTTCTTTTTTCTTCTCTCCCAACGAAAGATACTGTTCGGCTCTTGCACGGCATTGCGCTTTGGCCGCACAGAACCGGCACCATTCGCCGGCAGCATACTCCCCTTTGCCTTCCCAGGCGAGCTGTGCCCGAGGTGCTGCATATTCGGTGCCCCATCGATTCAACTCAGCGACGGAGGTTTCCCACGTTTTGATGCCGCCGGCATTTGGCTGTACAATGTCCATGCGTACCCGCTCGATGCTGTCGCCATATACGGCGTCATATGTGTGCAAAGCACCCAGGGCATACAGCATCATCTGCGGGTTGTCTTCGGCGTCCACAGCGACGCCAGCGCCGTTTTTGTAGTCGACAACGCATAATCTGCCAGAGCCAACCATGATACAGTCGGCCGTACCAAATCCCGCCGGGGCAATGTGGGAATACACGACTTTGGTCTCTAGCGCTACGAACGGCGGGCTCGGAAACTCTAAAGACACCTCTCTGAGATGATCCAGATACATATCCGTAGCGGCGTCCATACCCTTGTCATATTCGGGCTGTGCTTTTAGGTCTTTGAGCTGCCGTTTGAATTCTTTCAGGGTCATCCCTCCGAAAAAGTAATTCCGCGCTTTGAGCTCCGCGATACTGTGTGCCAGCGTGCCGGCTGCGGCGTATTCACTTTTCGTATCCGGGAAGTTTTGGCAGGTACGTGCCGACGGCGGACAGTTAAGCCACCGATGCGCGCTTGATGCGCCTAAAAAAGCATGTTGTTCCGGCATCAGATTTGCGCCCCCAATCCGCGAAGCTCCGTTGCGAAGGCCCCGATCTGATCCGGTTTAAGTGCTTGTACTGCCGGAACACCAAAACGCTGCAGCAGTGCTACAAGTTCCTGCATTTTCTCAGGGTTGCCGCTGATCAGATCAGCGCCTGCTTTTGCCACCTGTTCCAACGAGATCGCGGGCGCCGGTGCCAAAGGTACAGCTGCGGTCCCTACAGGTGCCGACGGAATCGCGGGGGGTGTTACAGGTGCCGTTGGAGCTGCCGGAGTCAGAGGATTTTTAGGTGTTTCTGTGTTCGGTTCGGGCATCACCGGCACGAACGGCATAGGCGTTTCCTGCACTTTCTCGGACGTGATTTCGCTACCCTTGAGCATCAGCTGGTTTGCCTGTGCCGAAATATCGTCAAGGCCTGTGAGCTGTAAGCCGAATGCACACATCAACGACAGTGCTTCCGCCGGCGTGGAACCTGTTACTTTAATTTCAATCATGATGAATCCTCCTTTAAATTTCACTGCCGCAATGCGAGCAGTTTTTTCCGTTTGAATCAATGCTTCCACAGACTGGGCACAATGTGGGGCGTTTTGCTGTTACGCGGTAGGCCACACACGGCAGCCGTACATCCAGCGCTTTATAAGCCTGGGCAGTCGTCAGCGCTTTCCCCTTGAGTACGACCTGCGCATAAACGCTCTCATAACGCTGCAGATCAATATACCGTGCCCGTAAAGCTTTCAGAGTCTGAAATTCTTCAACCCGAACAACCTGCCCTAGATGATAGATTTTAATTTTCATCGTTTGCACCTCGGATCGTCAGAAATACGCACCCGCCGCTGACGACGGCTGCCGGTGCTGCCACAATAATGCCCGCCAGAGCGTCACCTATAGCCACCGTATAAAAAGCCACCGCCCCGTAGAACGTGAAGAATGCGACAACCCCCGCGAAGATAAGCTGAAAAAGGAAGCAAATGACTTGCAATATCAGGTTGCTTTTGGTATGATGTAGGTGTGTTATTTTGTTTGTGCCCGTGCCGGCTTTGTCCGCGCCGGGCATTTTTCTTTTTAAGAGCCAGTGACCCATTTACGGATCACCTCCCTTGTGAATCGCCAGCGTTTCCCGACACGTACTGCCGGAAGATCGCCCTTGTCGGCGAGCAGTTGAACGGTTCGGTCGGACACCCGCAAGATGTTCGCCACCTCACTGGTTGTAAGCGTTACAGGCAGCCTTGTCCAGTCTGTTACAAGACCTACATTCCGTTTTTTCATCTGTCATTCCTCCTCGCACATAATTTTTACTGCTTCGCCTGCGGCAAGGTAAGCGCGAGCAAATTTGCTGTTATGATGCGTCTCTTGTACTTTATTGATCCATTCATCATAGGTGCCATGAAAACAACCGCAACTAACATACAGTGTTTTGTCAGTAAGCAAGAAAAAATAAGTTGTGCGTGCTTCTGAGCCAAAACCACCAATGGTAAACATTTTAGAAAATTCACCAAATTCACAGTTGCACCACTCACCGAAGCTGCACCGCTCACCGAAGCTGCACCACTCACCGAAGCTGCACCGCTCACCGAAGCTGCACCGCTCACCGAAGCTGCACCGCTCACCGAAGCTGCACCGCTCACCGAAGCTGCACCCCGCACCAAAGCTGCA